TCCACCATTATTTCCAATATTTACATCTCCACTACTTAAAATCCGCATCCGTTCATTAGTACCACCAGTTTGGAAAACTAAATAACCACTAGAATCCGAAGCTGTTATGGCGTTTGAGCTACCTCTAGTAAATTCAAGTTCAGCACCACTAGCTTTGAAAATTGTGTTTCCAACTGAACCAGTTTTTGTAATCGTTCCAGCAAACGTGGCGTTTTGTGAGCTATCGAGGGTTAAACCTGTTGTCCCTCCAGTTATTAGATATAAGTTATCTCCTACTACTTGAACACGATTACCATCATTAGTGCTATTTGGGTCTTCAATAACTATCGCTGCATAATCATCTGTTGATTCAAATTTGGCAACGAAATCACCTACAGTAGAAACAGTAAGGGCCGTTCCAGTACCATTTTGAATATTAAGAAAGTCTTGTAAGTTTACCCCTCCAGCAAACGTGGCGTTTTGTGAGTTATCTAAAGTTAGGGCTGTTGTACCTGCTGATTCAATAATTACGTTACTTGAACTATCAACAGCTATTTTTCCTTTTTCAGTTCCTCCAATGCTAAATCGAAGAGTTGATTGACCACTTGCAGGGTCTATTCTTGTCTCTCCAATAACATGAAGAGGTACGGATGGAGAAGTTGTACGAATACCAACCCGATTATTTGTAGCGTCAACGTGAAGTGTATCTGTATCGACTGTTAAGTTTCCACTAATACCAAGAGAAGTAAGCGTTCCAAGAGAAGTAATCGCAGATTGAGCAGCACCCGTAACCGTTGCAGCACTTCCAGAAACATTACCTGTGACGTTTCCAGTTACATTTCCAGTTAAGTTCGCAACAAACGCACTCGCTGACTTATCCCATAACCCATTACTGCTATCTCCTGTGAAAGTAACGTCTCCTGTGAACGTACCACCAGCAAGAGGCATTTTTGTTGAGTCAGTTGCACTATCAGCAGCCCATTCAAGAGTTGTAGGTGTACTTGCATTCGCTTTTAAAACGTACCCCCCAGTAGGCGAGTCTGCGGGTAAGGTGAGAGTTATATCAGAAGTTTGAGCTTGTGCTTTGAAGGCTGTGTAATTTGAGCCGTCGCCTGATGCTTCGCTGAAACGTAGCTCTTTCGCATTCGCGAGAGTTACATCACCGGTTATCGTGCCGCCGGTAGTTTGGAATGCTGCCGCCGCTGCTGTATTTGCTGTATTAGCTAAGTCATAAGCTGTCTTAAGTGCGTTAGCTGTAGCTGCCTCACTTGTTGAAGTTGAGTTAGTTGAATCATTTAACTGAACTGTTCCAACTGCTGATGTACTTGCCGCAGTTATTTTTGTACCGGCGATAGCTGCCGAACCTGAAACCATACTATTAACAATCTTCCCTGCGCCAATTGCAGTAAGACCGGTATTGTCAATTGATATATCTCCAGTGACCGCAACAGCTACGGGCTCGTTGCTGCTATTACCAATAATGATCTGAGCCCCAGTAAGAGACTCAAGTTTGGATATAGCAATTCCGGCTGACCCATTAATATCCGAATTCATTATTGCTCCATCACTAATCATGGTGGAGTCCACTACACCGGTTTGACCTGAAAGAATTACGGTTCCACTGGCATCTGGGAAAGTGATCGTGCGATCTGCGCTGGTTGGATCAACAACGGTAAGCCGAGTTTCATAATCATTCGCTGTTCCCTCGAACGCAAACGAACCTGAATTTTCTATCTTCAATTCTCCCGTTATATTTCCACCACCAAGACTTAATTTGCCAGAACTCAACTCAGCCAAAGCGTTCTGCACGTTAGTTGAACTACCACCCCAGCCGCTAATTACCGACACATTGCTCGCTGTCGGAGAGGATACGGTCGTACTCAAATCGATCTCTACCCACGATGAGCCAGTTGAACTGGTCACAGACAAGATGTAATCGGGTGGGATTAATTCGCCTGTTGGACCATTTGGGATTCCGCTAGGTGTACCGCCAGTACCAACGATTAAATAAGTCGCGTCGGTTGTACTACTAGGAGTAGGTAGATTTTGTCCAACTGTGAGACCAACTGACGACCCGTGAGATGTGACACTCGAAACAGTCGAATTTGAAGCATTGTAAACGCCTCCTAGCTTCAAACTACCCTTCGTTAAAGTTGTGACCGGTTGCCAAGCATTCGAATCCCAAATATATAAATCTTCCTCTACGGAATCAAAGAAAAACTCTCCAGCATAAGTGGCGGTCGGATACCCCGATTGCGATACAGATCCGAAGATCGTTGTTGATGTATCAGAAAACTTCTCACGCCCTATACTATTTGCCGCAAACCTAGCCGCATCAATAGTTCCACTCGTTAATTTAGCTGCACTAATGTTTGGGATTTCCGCATCTGTTAATGCACTACCGCTTGTAATAATTCCCTTGTTTGTAACAACAACAGACTGGTAAGTACCGGCTGCTACCCCACTGGTAGTAGTTGTAATATTACCCGAAGCATCAACACTTAAGCCGCCGCCTGATTGAACAATAACACCACCCTTATTTGATGTCGTAGCCGTAGGAATGTCGCTACTAACTAACGCTGTAATACCTGTTATTAATCCGTGGCTATTTACACTAACTCCCGAAACTGTCGTTGCACTTATGGAGTTTGAAAGGGATAACGCCCCTGCATTCGTAACAGATAAACCAGAGCCGGAAGGAATAGAAACACCACCAACATTAGTTGCATCAGCTAGAGGTAAATCGCTAGCCGCGAGACTTGCGCTACCTGTAATGAGTCCTTGGGCTGAGAAACTAACTTTCGCAGCGGTTCCAGCTACAACCGTATTGTTTATAACTAAGTTGTTACTCGATATAGCTAAACCGGTTCCTAAATTACTTGTATTTAATGCTGTTGCTGGTAAAGACCCCGCTGTTATTTTTGTACCACTAACTGCTGAAATTTTTGCATCAGTAATACTTGAGTCAATTACGGCTCCAGTATCCACAGAGTTGTCGGCTAGCTGAACCGCCGTTACTGAATTTGCTCCTAACTCTGTTGAAGAAATACTCGCTGCAAGAATTTTTGATCCTTGAATACTTCCAGCTAACTGAGCATTAGTAATTGTTCCAGACAGAGAAGATGTCGGATAGTTCGTTGCATCCGAAAGATCTAGTGCCGGTGAAGTATCGCTATCACCAAGGTTGAAAGTAACGCCACCAATATTGATCGAAGAATTTACCAGCTTAGAGTTGGCAATCGAGCCAGCTAATTGAGCATTCGATACCGTTCCCGTTAAAGAAGATGCGGGATAATTCGTTGCATTGGTTAGATCAAATGTTGGAGTCGCATTCGTATCACCAAGATTGATCGAGACCCCGCCTAAAGATATGGATGAATTAGCTAATTTATTATTTGCAATTGAGCCAGCTAACTGAGCGTTAGTAATCGTGCCAGTTAAGGAAGACGCAGGGTAATTAGTTGCGTCAGTTAAATCAATAGCCGGTGTAGCGTCGGTGCTACCAAGTGAAATGGTCAGACCGCCAAAACTAAAACTTGAATTTTCTAGCTTCGCATTGGTGACATTTGCATCTGTGATGCTTGCCGTTACTACCGTATTCGCACCAAGACTTGCTAGTGCTGAACCGGGTATCGAACCCGCATCAATTAAAGCAACTCCTCTTTCTACTAATGCTTTAGCTGTGATTCGTTTTGTTTCCGACGCGCTGCCATCTACGACAGCCAATTCATCTCCAGCCGCTAAATCTGCTTCCGCTAAAGCAGGTAGTTGACTTATCTGAAGGTCAGCCATTCAATCGACTCAACTATTTAACTTATCTTAGTAGTCTAAACCTAATTAAGTTCCATCATCTTCTAAGAAAATCTTATCGCCTGTCTCCTGTAATAAGTAATCAGTAGATTCTTGAAGGATATAACCCGGTGTACTTCCAGTTTTTAGTTGAAATTTTCCAGTAGTAACAAACTCTATTCGAGACTCAACAACCCCACCCGCCGGTACATTGATCGCGCAGTTCGTGATCTGAGCTTCGCATTCCCACCAACAATTATTAGTAGAACTTGCACTTTCGCGATACATAAAGAAGCGACCATTAAAATCACATCCCTGATCTAAGCGAAGAATTAACCGAGCTAAGTAAGCAGCAAATTCAGGCTTAATAACCTGACGGGTATCTGGATCAGACAGTAAATAGCGATGTTCCCAAAAGCAGTTAACTGTACCTTGCCCTTGAATTAATCCGTTTTCATATTGCTCCTTAAACTTTGATCCTAATGTTTCTGTCTGTATTAATTCTCGATTGGTCGTGAACTCAAAGTCACGTACTCGAGCAAGTGGCCGATACGAAGTATTACGTGCTTTAAAAGTGACTGCTTTTGATGCACTTGGGGCAACAAGAGTTAATGCGTTAGTTGCACCTCCCGTAATTGCATTATCAAATGTGTCATATAAACGTATTCCTCCCGCCGCATCTACATGAACAAACCAACTTCCATCTGGATAACTATGGCCGTTAACTAATTCAAGGGTTGAACCATCAACAGTGGCAATTTCAATTTTATCGCCGGTGATAACACTATCTTCTAACCCATCAACAGAGAAGCGTTTACGGGTTGTATTAACATCAGATGTTTCTAATGTCGTATTAAATGAGTATTCAAGAGAGGTTCGTTGAAGTTCAACGTACCCATCATCACCGGTGATAACTTTCCCAGACATTAGATATTAATAGAGCTAGGTGCGCCGTTAGCTTCAAACGAAACATTGGCAGATAAAACTTCACCCTGAGAACTTGTCATCGAAACATTGGTTAAGACAACAGGTAGCTTGATCTTTTTAATCGTGCCTTGATAATCCTTAAAGCCAAGTTCGAGAATTGTCGCTGTCTCTGCTGTCGTAGCATTTTGCTTTGGAGCAACACCGGGAACACTTGCCGAACTACGTGCCTTAATTAGCTTGCCAATAAGAGTCGTAGCATCTCCAGAACTACTGGCATCACTGTGATAATAAATTTGGCAGCTTCCTGAAATACTGCGTATCCCTTCGATCAAAGTTCGATCTGTATCGGAAAGACTGGTTGTGTCGAGAGTTGATTGCGAAGCTGAGAATGACCAAGAAACAACTTTCGCCGCTTCAGAAGCACTGCCATCTATATAAAGCTTGCCATCTTGACCTGAATAAAAAGCCACTTGATTTAGGTAAGTTGGGTTTAATTAACTTAGTTTAGGTGAATCTAGGCAAGCGACAAAGGAACAGGTCACATTACTGATGCCTTTTTGCACACTCTTAACCTTTGGCGGCTTGGAATAACGCCACCGAAGCCCTGCCTCACTTAGATAAGAAGGAAGACCAGACTCCGCACCATTTAATCCATCATTCGAACTAAACGTTACCCATCTAGTCTTTTCATCTGCTGTTGTCCAATTTTCATTAACAGTTACGTAGTTATCTAGTATTTCATCAGCTTCACTATCTGTGATGTTAGAAAAGCTCAAATCCAAAGTTGACTCTGATCTTTTATTTCCATAACGCATATAAGTTTTTGTTCCATCAAGCGAAACAAATTCTTGCGTTGGATATTCCCCCGGTGTGTAAGACCTAGAAGTAGGCTTAATCGTTGGGAAAGGTTGCGCTCCAGTTGCCATTAGTTATCTGAAATAACGAATTGATCTGTCGGTCCATACCATTCTAAGACTGCTAACGATCCTGTATCAGTTAAAGGAACAAAACTTCCAGCAATTTCAACTAATCCCTCTTCGGTATAAGCAATTGATTCAACCTTATAAACTCTATTCTCTGTAGTGTTATTCCGAATCGTGAAGAGTGAACCACGCAAAGCATGATCAACATTTGAAGTATTCAACGTGCCTTCCTTAACTTCAGTTGTTCCGGGTAGCCAGTAATAAATAAGTTGCGAACCTGACAAAGTATCGCGAGTAATAATTTCACCTGTGTCGGTGATCGCTCCATTTTGAAACCGACTGGTATGAGTGGCTTCGCTTACAAGTCTAAAATACTGACCGGGCATAAGACCCACGACATTTTGAGGACTGGTTTTGAAAGTTAGTCCATGATCAACAAGCTTTCTTGTCTTCAACGCAAACTGAGCAAACATTGTTGCGTGATCTTTCGATGTGCAAAAACCACTTAAATCAAATTTCTCGACTGGAGCATTTTCACTAGCTGTGTCATTTAAGCGAATTGAAATTGATCTTGTTTCTGGAAAACCGTTTTTAGTTTCCTGCCTATATAAAACAACAGCTTTAAATACCTGACGCTCCTCTGGGGTTAAGAATGAAACTTTTAGATCACTGATATTTCCATCACTGAACAACGCACGTATTTCTGGCTTTGCTGAACCGTCAATTAAACCGGGATCATCAATTGTTCCGTGATAAGGAACACTAGGAACTAGAGAGAAACGCCCTCCAATTATTGTGAAATCTAAGAAAGCATAACCAGCCATCTCAAAGATAAACTCACGCAAATTAAGACTGTTGGAAATCATGCCATCCCACTTAAACCCATTGGCACGACAGAACTTTGCTGCTCTTTCCATTGAGGTTTTGTCAACAGCAGTTACACCAATCAAATCACCCGCACCGATCTTTGGATCAGTTAACAGGTTGTATGCAATCTCAGGGAATAGGTTTGTTGCACCCTCTCCACCATCAATTAAACGCTCAACTTTTATTCCCTGCGTGAAATAAGCAGATAACTGAGAAAAGTTAGTCCATTCTTTTGAACTGTTAATCCGAATACCGGCAAAAGCTAAGTCGTTATAGGTGGCCGGTCCTGTATTAGTTGGCTCTAATATCTGGTTTACATAGCAAATTTCATGTTCTGGGCCGGATTGATGACTTGAAATATCACCGTCGTAATACTGAGGGAAGTCAGCAATCTTATCGAAGGGATTTAGGTTATTAATAATGGTCGAGCCTGATCCACCACCTGTATCACGTTCAATTGTGACCTGCACTTCTGTCGCAGGGAAAGAATGAGGACTTCCTGATTGTGCCGGTATAGTTACGGTTTCGCCGTTTTTATATCCATTACCGTTATTTGTAATTGTCCACCTTGCGACGTTAGCAGTGGCACTAGAAGCAGTTTCTAAATAAACCTGCAATCCGCTACCACTTCCTCCAGTTAGTGAAACTGTGCCAGCAAAATCATGGGCTACGGGTGTATCTATCTCTTCATATTCAAGAACACTCCAAAGATCTGCGGGTATAGATGAATCTTCGGGATGTGTTGTTGTTTGCTGGCTACCGGGTCTATATCTTTTGCCGTTAAAGTCAAACCAAGCTTGTGTTGGGTCTTCATTAGCTACAACACCATTTGAAATTGGGCCAAGACCTGCTCCTCTATGAATGGAGTGAAGATAGAAAATCCATACAGTTGCCCCGCCCCAATTGACTTTACTAATTACCCAAATTGGATGACCGGCTGATGGAACTGGGTAGTTGTAATGTGTTTGCTCATATACCCAATCTGAAGTTGTCGGCCAGATAAACGCTTGCCCCGGACCCGCTGTGCTTGTTCTACTTAGTGAAGTAACGGGACCGGTTTGGTCAGCTAGGTCAAGAGACAACGCTAAATTTTGAATCCAATCAGGGTTACTAACTCTTGCTTTTGTTAATACAAGATCGTCACGACCAACAAAGCGAACCGTAAAACTATTAGAGGTAAATTGTTGAACAGCGTCGTTATCTTCTGAATAAGAAGCGTTTAATACATTGACCGCCTTACTTGTAAAAGCAGTGTCACCAACACAATTTTTAGCAACATCATTACCGGGCCACGGTAAGAGCCTGAACTCATATTGATCGCGAGTTGGATGCTTAATTGTTAGATAGTTGTATTGCTCTTGAGGAGTATTCCCAATAATGCAAAACAGTCCAGAATGATTATTTGAACTGTTATTTAGATTGATCCATGCGTTATTTGAGCCAGCTAGTCTTGCTTGCAATTTAAAGAAGCTAAAACGAGAGATATTGCGTTGAATATTTCCAAGACTAATAGAAGCGCGATCACTCCAATATTTATGTATCGTTTCCGCATCCGGTTCACTATTGACGTTTTGAAAACTGATTGATTTATTAACCTTTGACTTAATACCTATTTCGGTAACATCACATTCACGGGTATTAGATACTGTTGCGATTGCTAGCCGTTGAAGCATATAGGTGTCGTAAGGCGTGGCTAAATTATTTCTCTGTTGATCAATGTGTATATTTCCTTCTGATGTTGTTTTCTGCGCCCCTCCCCAAACTGGGTTAGCGAGATGTCCGGGCATATCAATGACATCTAGAACACCTGCTTCTATAACTTTGAAGTAGTACGTTTTTGTAATTCCTACTTCCCATGTTTTACCGGGACTATTGGGGTTACTGGCGATTCTAAAGAGTCTGCAAATTGCAGTACCAATCATGTAAGACTCGCCTAAAGCTAAGTTCTGGTCTGCTGTCTCACGAATAGTATTTACTGCTGATTTAACATCTTCTACCTGCCAAGGTTCATAAGCTTCCTCGTTTTGTTGTTCTCCCTGACTACCGGAAGCAAATATTTCATAGAGCAATTCATCCCCAATTGATACATTTCTATTTAGTTGTCTGCCTCTCTGACCCTCGACTTCAATAAGTGCGGCTCTTGTAGGCCAACATGCACTTATTTTCCTCATCTTCTTATAGGTATCGAGAATTGTTGATTGCGTCATTCCCCTAAGTTCCATGATGAACTCATAAGGAAGTTTGTACTGCGACCCATTAGGCATTGGACTATATAGACCGAAGATTGCTTGAGTTGTTGGGTTAGCAGTTCCGCTAAATGCTTTCTTAGATGGCTCACCCCCTAAATTGACTGGAAATTCAACAGAAAATGGATCTGTTTGACCGCCTATATCACTAAAAGGTGATTCGGGTAATGTGCCTTCGCTGTACTTATCACCGGTAGTAATTCGATTGTCGTTAACATCAGTTCCCTCTCTGAAATACAACGCAACCTTAGATTTGTTGTAGTTTTCAATTAATAGATCACCAATCGCATAACCAGCAAACTCTGGCTTAAGTGCAATCTGACCATGAGAAAAAAGAGCTAAAGCTTTTAACTGCTGTGATCTACCAAGACTGATTAACTGTGACCAAAGGAGTTGAGCGTTAACACGTACCCCACCGGTTGTGTTATCACCTGATCCCTCTTGCTTGGTGTAAATCAGAGGAATAATTGCACCTAATGTTGCTAACTCTTGGACAGTATTAAATCCCTGCTGTGGAGCGTAAGCGCGAGAGCCATAAGCATCGTCAGTACGTAAGTTTGTACCCGGTCCTTTCATCCGAGGCTTAGGTGTTAATAAATAAGCTACGTA